CCGTGTATTGATCATTGCTCGCGCCGGGATATTGGTTGAGCAGGATAGCGAAGCTGGATGGTCAATTGACCTAAAGAATAGCGTCTATTCTGCTTCGGCATTTGGCGGCAGGAAGTCTCTTTACTACGACATTGTTTACGGGTCTGAAGGTACGATTGCCAGGGCGCTGGACATCCGCTTTGCGGCAGATAAACCGTGGCAGCCTGATCTAATAATTATCGATGAAAACCATCAGGTTCCATGGGATGAGCCAAGCACACAATTTATGAAGATCCTGCTGCACTTCTACAGGATCCGGCCTCATCTGCGCCTTGTCGGAATGACGGGGTCACCATTTCGCGGCATTGATTCAATAGTCGGCCCATTCTGGTCTGGCTTTGCATCTATCGAGCCTGATGATCTGCTGTACCCGGAAGGCGGCGCGGGCAACGGAATCGTTAGCACTGAAGCACTGCTATCGGAAGGCTGGATCGTGCCGCCCCAGTTCGGCCTGCCAACAGTTCACGGTTATGATTTTAGTTCGGCAAACTGGCTTATCGATGACGATAAGGAATTGAACCGGCTAACTGCATCTGAGCAGCTTCTTGCTGAAATTCTCGCAGAGGTAATCGGCATTTCCAGTGATAGGAAGGGCGTCCTTATATTTGCCTCAACGAAGAAGCACGCCAGAAATATTGTCAAAACGCTTGGGCTGCTTGGCGTCGATCCTTCAATGATTGGTTTGGTGGTTGACGATACACCGGAGAAAGACAAGACCAGAATCCTGAAGGCCGCGCAGGCTGGAGAAATAAAATACACCGTGAATGTCGGCGTACTTGTCACGGGCATCAACTGCCCATGGTGGAATACCCTTGTCTTCTGTCGGCCAATAGGCACGCTAACCTTGCTCACCCAGGCAATCGGCCGAGTCCTGCGTCTACTCATTGGCCCCGACGACATGCCAATGGTCGAGCGCGACGCCCTAACGGCCGAAGAGCGAAAGGACTTAATCGCAGCCAGTGAAAAACCGGATGCCCTAATTCTAGATTACGCTGGCGTCTTAGATAGGCTCGGAAAACTCTATGAAAATCCTGTACTAGAACAAGCCGAACTCGAACGCGCCAAAAAGCAACACGAAACAATCCTGTGCCCAGAGTGCAGCGAAGAGAACTCGATGCATGCCAGGCGATGCATTGCCAAAATTAAAGGTGTGCGATGTGATCATTTCTGGTCGTTTCGGTTGTGCCCGCATTGCGGCGAGAAGAACGATGTAGTCGCGCGCCAATGCAGGAATCAAACATGTAGTGCAGAGCTGATCGACCCGAACGAAAAGCTGAGCAAGACCCACTTCAAGGATGTCGAGGCGATACCAGTTATCAGCATGGGTCTGAGCTGCGGACCAGCTGGTGCGCTGTATGTGAAATGGGAGTTATCAGATGGCCGGCAGCCAATCGAGATCTACTACCCGAACGCCTCAAAAAATCCGGTGGTGACAACGCGGGCATGGTTTAACAATTACGTGAAAGAGCATGTCGAAAGCGAGAAAGGCCAATATATGGCGCGGCGCATGAAGAATACCCAGGCCGTGGCGATGAAGACGATCTTCAGGGTGCCGACGCATATCATTGCCAGGCAGAATGACAAAGGAAAATGGACCGTGGGCAAGCGGTATTTTGCGGTTGAGCAGCAGGAGGAGACGGCATGAGTAAAAAATGGTGGTGTCTTTTTGGTATTCACGAATATGCAGTGATTCAGAGCGGTCCATTCAAGAAATCATGGGGATCGGAAGTCATGGCTAATGGCTCGTACTTTATTCTCAACTGCCAGTGCTGCGGAAAAATCAAGCGCAAGGTCGTCTGCTGATGATCCGCATCTACGACAGCGGCTACCGAGGCGAGTGCCCCTCAGAAATGGTCGAGCAGATCAACTCGATGGGCTGGCTTGAGAAAAACCATTCAGATCGTTGGCCACTCGTATTTCATTATCCGGCAGAAACCAAGGCCAAGCCGCAATACATGGCTATCCGTCGAAAGCTTGGCGTGAAATCCGGCATCGCGGACATCATCGACTTCGGCGCAGTGCGTGGTGCCTTCGAGCTTAAGAGGCGCGACAAAACCAAATCGAAGGTCAGTAAGGATCAGATCGAATTTCTGGAGGCGGTCGACGCTTCCGGAGGGTTCGCCGCTATTTGTTATTCGCACGAACAGTTTTTGCTTGCCTATAGTGATTATCTTGCTATAGTTAACTCCACCAGCGCACGTTGAGGCGCGAGAACTGAAGAGAGGGGTTTGAAAATGGCAACAATCAAAGAAATTCAGCTTGTCAAAGAGATCTCCGGCCTGAGCGTCGAGATCAATTGCATCGGGAAATATTCGGCATTCATGTCATTCAGTGGGCACGTCGGCTTGGTCGAAGTTCATCTTGGCGGCGCCGGAGATGATTACAGCAAACATGTGGCTGGCTGGCGCAGCAGTTATGACAACCAGATCTATCTGTCCGACAACGAGTGGCGCAAAGCAAAAGACTGCGTGAAGAATCTCGAGTCTCTGCGTGATCGTCTTGTTCGCATTCGTGACGGCGTCGATAAGCCGGAATTTCTGGCTGATGGGGCCGTCGAGTCTCTGCCGGCTGTGGAGGAATTGCTATGAGCACCTGGATCAGCACCAAAGACCGCCTGCCGGATCTGCACCAGATCGTGGTGCTCGCCAACAATGACCGCTGGATGAATTCCATGGTTCATGACGAGGAAGGCTTGAACTGGTATGGCGCCGGATATCTGGCCGAACACTGCAACCAATACTGGAGCATCATCGGCGAAACTCGCTCGCAGTGCTTGGATGCAGTTACTCACTGGATGCCGCTGGAGGTAGTGCCACAATGAGCATCATCGAAAACATGCCAGCCGAAGAATACTTCGCGGCTGATGCCGCCAGCAACTCGGCGCTCAAGCTGGTCCGCCAGTCTCCGGCCCATTACAAAGACCGCGAGCCAGAAGACTACGATACCCGCAACAAGGAGATCGGCTCTGCAATTCACTGCGCGCTACTGGAGCCTGATCGTTTCAAGTCACACTACTTGGTTGCCGAAGCTGATCTGCGAACGGCTGCCGAATATCGAGGGCTTGCCAAAGACGTCGGCGGCAATCGCGTCCTGACGCGTCCCGAACACAAGCGAATCATCGGCATGCAGAACTCTGCTTATCGAAATTCGCGATTCAAGTCGCTGATGGCAAGACCTGGCCGCAATGAGCTATCGGTGTTCGCGGTAGATCCAATCACCGGCTGCCCGGTCAAATGCCGATTCGATCGCAAGGGTGACGGCGCATTCGCCTTCGACGTAAAGAAATGTCAGGACGCACGCAGTTCTGAATTCGAGCGCGCCATCACGAACTATGGCTACTACATGGGTGTCGCGTGGTATCAGCAGGTTTGGAAGTGGGAGACCGGCGAAGATCTGCCAGACTTCCCGCTGGTCGCAATCGAAGAGAAGGCGCCGCACGGCGTCGTGTGCCACGACCTCGATGAGATCGCGCTGATGCTAGGTCGTAAGCACTTCCGTGAGGCACTGGACACTTACGCTCGCTGCAAGGATTCTGGTGTGTGGCCTGGATATGAAAGCGAATCAGAATTCACCAGCGTAACTAGCTGGGCGGCCAATGAGCTGATGGAGGATGTGGTATGACGCTGACAGCCGAACAACTACAGCGCGCTACACAGGCGAAGAGCGATCAGCTTAACAGTTGCGACCTACTGGGTGGACCGCTGGTAGCGAAGATCGTTGATGTGAAGTCCGGCAGCGCCGATCAGCCAGTCATCATCGTTATCGACTCGTGGAGCCAGCCATGGAAGCCGTCAAAGACGTCGCTGCGCGTCCTGTGCGCTTGCTGGGGCGGCGATCCTCAGCAATGGATTGGACGGTATGCGGTTCTGTACAACGACGAATCAGTGACCTGGGGCGGCGAGGCAATCGGCGGTATTCGTGCCAGCCATCTCAGCCATATTGAGGGCCGCAAAAGCATCTCGGTTAACGCCAAGAAAGGCAAGAAAGCCGCACAGATCGTCGAGCCATACTACCCAGAAGATCAGCCAGCACCAGCAGCTACCCCAGTCTTCTGGCCTGACGATGCCTTCGAAAAACAATACGCCAAGGCTGAGCCGAAACTGATGGCTGGCGAATCCCAGGCTGAAGACGTCATCGCAGCCCTTGAGAAAAAGGCGCCGCTGACCGAGGGGCAGAAGGCTCGGCTGCGTCGGTGCAAGCCAGTTGAGAGTGAGCCGGTTATCGAAGATGAGCCGCCGCAGCTTGAAGACGGCGACCCCTTCAGCATGAACGATCAAGAATAATTACTATTTGACAGACTATAGTTGCGAGGCTATAGTCTGGTTTCACTTGAAGAGGAGTGGTTGTGATGGCGGCTCAATATGCAACGCCAGGCCCGTGGCAAGTAACGAAAGATGATGATCAGTGGCGCATCCGGCAGAAAGGTACGGTTCGCCGCATTGCTGGAGGAACCATTGAGCGCCCTGTCGGCGAGGGGTTCAATTACAAGTTGGATGCTGTACTGGCTGCTGAAGCGCCTAATCTGCTAAAGGCGCTTGAGTCCTGTGCGGATTGGCTGGATTGGCTGGACGATCCTCGCTGCGGTCTTGGCGACGATCACAAAAAGATCATCAAGCAGGCTCGTGCTGCAATCGCCAAAGCCCGAGGTGAAAAATGACCAAGTCAGAAAAATACTGGGTATTTGGCATGATCATGATGCTGTCCGTTACCCATAAAGAAATTCCAACACTGCTTAACTCGATAAGCAATGTCTTGGCTTACACCGTCGGCATTGGCTACTTCATCGCAATGCTGTGGTGCGCTATTCGGAGTGAAAAATGAAACGCATATTCCTAATTGCCGCACTCCTGCTCCCACTCACCGCAACCGCCAAAGACTACTGCATCGAAGTGTCGGACGCAGCCAAAGCGGTCATGCACAACCGTCTGACCGGCATCGAAGAATATCGCCAGCTTGATCTGGCTGATGACATTCTTGACGGCGAAGAATTGGCTGTAATGCGCGAACTGATCAAAGATGCATACGTACAGCCGGCGAGTCTGGATAGGCCAAAAGCTGAACACGATTTTGCATTTACCTGGCTGATTAAGTGTTCGCGCAATGATAAGGGGTGGCAGTGATGTGCGATTGCAGAAAGAATTTTGAAGCGCAGGCATTAGCTATGCATTCAGATATCAATAATGCTAAGGCCAGCATCTCTGGCTATATGCTAATTCCTTCAGGTTTTCAATACCTTGCATGCGAAGTCGTCGGTACTAGAACTACAGCAAAAGGCAAGGAGATAAAACAGAAAAAAGTGATCAACATTCTTGGCAAATTCTGCATGTTTTGCGGAGAGGCTTTTACTGAGAGGGCTTTCTGATGAAATCACAAGCAACCAAATGCACTCAACGCGAACTGACCATGCTCGCCTACTGGCAGTCTCGCGGCATCCAAGTTCGCCGCGATCAAAAGATTCCACTCAAGATCGAAACGCCACCATCGTTTGCAGTTGATCACCCGATTCTGGATGCAATGATTGGTGGCTTCTCGATCATTCTGCCGGTTGCGATGGCGGCTTATTGGCTTGGTAAGGCGGCGGGGGTTTTATGAAAATCACGACAGAGGCGGTCAATGCATTGCGTCAAAGGCAGATTCCGCCTCCACCACCAATGCGAGGGGGAAAGCAGCCATCTGATATCGGCGGCATCATCCTGATAATTATTTTCGCAATGGTATTTGGCATTGCTTGCGGATGGCAGATGCATTGATGATTTCCAATTTCTCTGAAAATAAACAAGGCGCCAACTAAGGCGCCTTTATTCATTTCTGATTCGGCGAACTATTGGCCAGTAGCGCATCCTTTGACTGGCTTCCATGGCTCGACCCAAAATAGAAGGCAATCACCTGCTCGCACTTGGCAGACAGATAGCCAACCAATGTGCCGGCCAGCACGCTATCAACCTTAGCGTACCCGAGCAGCGTGCTAGCAACCATCGCAATGAATGCGCCAACAATCACAAAGGCCAGTGTAGGCACGGTGAATGCTCGCGTACTGACCTGCATCACCCTGGCGCTAGATCGATCAGAAACCTCGGCCGCATACTGATCAGTCTCAAACTTTAGCTGAATCTGAAGCATGGTCTCTTGGTGAGCCTGTTCGAACTGTTTGGCCTTAAGCTGCGTATCTGCGCTCGCAGTCAGCGCAGTCAGAATATCTTGTGGATCGGCACTCGATGCGCCAATAGCAGATGCTAATGCCGTACCAATAGCAGCGCCACCAGGAATCGGCAGAACAGCCCCCAGTAACGGCAAACCGATCTTTGCAGCCTGTTCACCCAATGCTTTCCAATCCATCACGCCACCCCAAATGCTGTTTTTGCTAATGCCCATAGAGCCTTTCGATCCGCCAACCCGTTCAATCCGCCATTGATACGGCGCGTAATGGTTTCGAACTGTCCGGCATCTGCTAGCGCATTCAGGCCGTGAGAATTCCAGAACCATGCTGCAGACAGTGCTGCGATATCCGGCCTTTCAAGTATCTCGGGATAATCAACCAGCGGCTCGTTGAGTGCATCCGCTGCAGAAGAGTAATTGGCGCGCCCAGTGATCTGTATCAGGCCTCTTCCGCGATACTTTGACCCATCACCAACTTGGACGTTGCCGAGGTCTGCGCGGCCTTCGTAGCGCTTCTGGGTGTCAGTCGGACCCCATATCTCTTTCACATAAACCAGTCTGCCCGACTCATGCCCGACTTGAGCAATGAATGCTGCCTGCCTGCCTGGAGTGCTGATGTCGTGCAGCGCCATTGCCGCGCTGAGAGGATCGGCCCATACCTTGGCGCGACTCAGTGGAATACCAAGTGCGCTGGCTAGCGTTTCTGGGGGCATGTCGAAATTCCTCTGTCAGTTTTGAACCTTGGCGCCAGGCCTATAGCGATGGCCAAGGCAACTATGGTGGCACCTTGCAGAAGCTCCGCTGGCGTACTCCCCCAGCCAAATATGATTGCCTTGCATAGCGCCCAGAAGCCTGCGCCGCCAATGCTAGCGACCAGCCCCCTAACAAGATGATTGGTCTGCGGTGTCATGCGCTCACATACGCACAGGCTAACCATCACCAGATATGCAGCGCATAGGACCACTGGAATTAGGATCATTACTCGCTCCACGGCAATTTTGCTTTAGGCGCTCGCTTAAGCACCTCGACAGAGGTTTTGACTAGCTGCGATGAGAGAAGTGCTATCCAGAAGAAGAGCAGCAGACCAATGGCGAAACTCGCCTCTATTGGTAGCGCCGGATAGAAGAGATAGATGGCATACATTACGGCTGGACTAGTGCAGCAGGATATGCAAACAGCTACGGCAACCTTGATTACCGCCTTGGTACGCGATGATGGCGGCCAGAACGATAGGGCGATGATTGATCCGATGAAAGCTACGGCGAGAAATTCCGACCTGATGAAGTCGATGCTTTCCTTAATAGGCTCGCCCACTGCGCTCTCTCCAGATGCGGCCTAACACAGTCAGGCAGTTTTTATTGAGCGACCACTTCAGGCCAATTAGGCTATCGAGTCGATAAACGATGGCGGGATCCAATTTATCGCCTCGCGTCACATGATAGCTAATTGACGGCAGGCTTGAAACCTTTCGGCGCGCTAGATGTCCAGATGAGAATTTATACAGGTAGCCATTCGCATATAATGAATATCCGCCATCCGATCCGTATAGGCCGGACATGGAGATTAGAAAGTCTTGGGTATTCGAGGGGATGTGGCGGACGCTATAGAGATAGCCGTCCTCAAGGTCATCTGATGGCTGGTCGTATGATCGCCAAAAGTAGTAGCCGGCCGTTACGAGGAAGCCTAGCCCTTGAATGACCACCATGAGTATTGGCGACGGGAAATGCCAGGCGTACCATGTGAAGCAAACGATGGCGTCGGAAATGTAATAGCCGCACAAGGCGGCTAAGAGGCATTTAAAGCGGAGCATGCGCCACGGGGTTAGCATGGCGCACATGGCTAATGCGGCGGACATTCCGACTGCGCGCAGCACGTCCATCGAGTACCAGACAAAGCTAGCCGCCGGATCCGGCAGGAGAGCTAGAAGGTGTCGACTGACCAAGGCCACCACTACGACCAGTAACAGGAGTCTTGCTGCCTTGCTTTGGCTTGGATTGTGGTTTTGCATTTGGCTTGCTCGTTGCGCTTGGTTTATTAGCCACAGTATAGATCCTTTGCTGGTTTAAATTTATCGAGTCGGTGCTACAGGCCAGACGATTGTCTGTGGGAAGCCTGCCTGTTCAGGTATTTCGGTAAGCGCTTCTGCATAGGCATCTAGTTCTGCAATTTTCCCCTCGGCATATGAAGATTCTTCTGGGGAGGCAGCCATGCGCAATGCGCGTTGCGCCATTAAAATCCCCGGATCATAGATGCTACGCAATGCGTAGTCGCGCTGATTCCTGACTGTAATAGCAAGCTGATCAAGATCTACCGGATCAGGTTGTGGCTCAGAAAATACCCCGCCTTCATATGTCCAGCCTTGAATCGGCATGGGATCAAGTCCGGTTATATCGACCAAGGTTGCGATAAATTCAGCGGGGAATCTATCCTCGATCGGGATGTCGACCGGAATTCCTTCGCCATTAGTCCACGGCAGGATGATTTCAACGATGACACTGCTGTCAACGCGTGCGTAAGTCTTCATCATGCATACTCCATCGCAATAATAATTCCAGCTTTCCCGGCCCCGCCAGCTTGAGCTGTACCGCCAGATCCAGCAACAACTCCAGATCCGCCAGCGCCGTAGTTCTGAGCCGGAACGCCACCACCGTTTAGAATGGGTGGCGTGCCCCCATTACCAAAGATGGACGGAGCGCCCGCGCCTGCCTGCGCCGCAGTTGCCGAACTGGAAATGGATAGATTCGGGCATGTCCCGATGCTTTGCGCGATATTTGCGCCAGTCGGAGTGCCGGCGATCGATCCATTACCGTTTGATGCTCCAGGGGCCTGGTTGTTGAGTAGTGAGCCGCCGACACCGCCTGGAGCTGTAATCAGCGCGCCTACAGATGACGTGCCCCCATTCGTTCCCGCCGTGTTAGAGGCGGCAACCCCTGCCGCCCCGACAGTAACTACTTGGCTTGCCCCAATCTGCGCGGCAGTAAAGCGGCCCTTCGCATAAGATCCGCAGCCGCCTGGCGCACCAAGACTGATATTCCCTGCGCCTGGAGTAGTAAGCCCGCCACCAGCGCCACCACCGCCCTGAACCTCAAAGATTACATTGAGCATCCCGGCTGTTGGCGTGTATGTTCCGTTAGCCGAGAACACCTGAACATTCAATAACTTCCCGCCACTAGTGGCCCACGGGAGAAGCTCCCAAGCACCGCCACCCGCATTGAATGCTGGATTATAAACAAGTTGCACATACTGACCGGCAATTAGTGAGTTAGCCGGAATGGCTACGTCGGCCTGCGTACGAATAGGTTTTGAGCCAATTAACGTGCCGGTCGTCTGACCAATGTTTAGCGTGGATGCAGTAGTATTGGTAAATGCGGCCTTGAAAATGATTATCGTCCCTGGAAGTGGCGTGTAATTCGACGGCAACAAAACACCGCTTGCGCCAGAGGTCGGCGTTGCTACATAGGCATTAGCCGCACCACTGTCTTGGAAAGTTTGAGCCTTAACACCATGCAGGAACAGCGACTGAGCCATCTGCGTGACACTAGCCCCGGTCAATCCAAGGCCGGCACTCGTGACGGCATTCTCCAGCTCTGTCGCCAGATTGTTGAACTCATCCGCAGATAGCTGACCACTCGGGCCTGCCGTGTCATTTGCCTTTGTGCCAAAATTTTGCATCTGTGGATGCTCCTGTTAGATATTTTGATGCCTTGCGCAGCTGAATAATTAATCAGCAATCAATTGCGCCGACGAACTCTGGCAGTAGCTTAAGCTTATCATAGGCTTGTACCCATAATGGGCACGAGACATCAATGTGCATTTCAATCTCCCTTTCCCACATAAAATTACTCCCGGCTTCAAACGCATCCTTGCTCAAGAACCCCCGAAAAAGAACATGCGAACTGACACCATGATTGCTGGTTTCGGCGCTGTTAATGCGGACATACAGTTCGCGGTTTTCGCCGAATGGCGTTTGAAGCGTTGCGATTATACCCATGTTTAAATCCTCGTTATGGTGCCAAGTTCGGCATTGCTTTAAATACGGCGGTCGAGCCATTTACACCGCTAACCGAGCACTGATTACCCATAGATCCCCCACCAGAAGCTAGAGTAGTGAATTGGAGGTCGCCACGCAGAGAGCTACCAGAAGTAGGTGTCGTACTCCCCCACCCTATGGCGTTCCCCCGGCCGACTATTTTGGCGTAAGGATCTGGACCGCTATAGCTCTGAGTTCCGCTATCCAGAATGCACGGACCAATGCGGTTAACGTTAGCTGCTGCGTTATCGACCAGTAATGAGCGCGAAGCGTCAACGGCACCGCCGACTTTTCTGATCCGGATATCGGTTGTCGAACTATTGAGAACGCACCCGTGCGTGGCCGTGTTGTTAGTTGCTACGCGAATCTGACCAATCTCGATATCGGCACTTGTCCCGGCGACCTGAACCCCGGAAATACCACCGCCTGCCGACTGGTTATCGTTTGTTGTGCGTAAAATGTCAGCGCGAATATGATTTGACGTGGTGTACAAGATCCCCTGGGTAGTGGCCAGGGACGACCTAAGTTCCCCGTCAGTGCCACCGTTGCAGTTGATCTGCACAATGTTGTTGGCGAAGCCGGAGATATCCGCAAGCCCGATGCGCCCAACCTCTCGGTTTTCGATGCGTATACCGACCGAGGACGCGGCGCCGGTGCCTATCGCCTTGATGCTGTCAATGCTGAGCTCACCAAGCATTATGTTGACGATCAGACCTGCGTTTGCGTTGTAGTCCACGCTTCTATAGGTAGCCCCAACTGACTCAATCCGGCCAAAGCTGTTGCCCTTACATACTTTCCCGGCATCACGGGCCACGGCATAGGTATCGCCAAAGTCGCCGCCGATGTGGTTGATGTCGCGGTAGTTGTTCTGGCCGTTGATGTAGTCGATCCTGACGTCGTAGCAAGCCGACTCGGTAACCATGGCCTCAGTGAACCCGGAACCTATCAGGGAGCCGATACGGATATCATGAGGGTGATATGTGCTAGTTGGAGTCACATTATTAGGAACGCCAGCCCAGTGCGCCATGAGACCAAGCTGCCCCGCACCCATTGATAGCCGACCGATCCTGACGCCGTGCGCATTGCCCGCGATAGCGATTGCCGTTCCGTCCGACATTCCGGTCAGGTCGAGAGAATCGATATGCACATTCTGAACTTCAGTAGCGGCGTCAAACCAGCGGCCGATACAAATCGGAGTGCGCACGAACCCATTGCCGTTGCTAGTGCCGTTGACGACCGAACCTTTAAGGTGGCCTTTAATAACCACGTTAGAGCCGATCTGCAAGCCGACGTTATCGCCGGTAGGCGTGTCTAGGATGATTTGCGCACCAGCCGATATGAATGTCACACCCGACCATTCATAGCTTGAACCAAGCAGGCCGCCTACCAGTCGGAATGTGCCGAAAAGCGCAATCAGTTTTACCTTGCTGCTCGCTACGGCCGTATTCATGGCTTTAAACGCTGGCGTCCAGTCCCATGTCGAGGGGTCTGATGGGGTAGGTTTGCTGGTTACTAGCGATGCGAATTCCCATGGGCTAATCGCCTGAGCCGACAGCATGGCTCCGGCTGATTTGATTGAGTCAAGCAAAACACTCCGAACCCAGCCAACTTCCCCTGACCCCTTTGTCGCATCGACAAAATTAGCTAAATCTGTTGAGGCCTGATCAATTTTATCATTCAGAAACTTAGTCCGATTCAGCAGAGCCTGCCCCTGACTATTCATCGGCCCGCCAGGGCCGGCCAATGCAACAGTACTCGTCTCCAGTTGCGGAACCGGATCAAATGATGAGACTGGAGTTAAATCGGTCATGGTGACTCCTTTATGCTGGCACTCTTAGGCCGCTGAGATAATAGGTTCCATCGAGCATCCACGATCCATCAAGAATTAGAGAATCTGGACTGGGTGGCCTCCGAGATTCAAATATCAGCAGAACGGTCGCAGAGACTATCTGCCTGAATACACATTCGACTATCTGGCTCGGGCCGCTCAAAAATGGCAACGCGAATGAATATGGAAATCCGCCGATGGTATCGTTAAAGATTACATGCAGCTTGAAATAAGAGTTACCAACTGCGAACGGGAGCGGGAAGGCCAGCGGGAAAAGCTCTATCTCTGAGCCAGGCACGACGGTAACGCTTAGGCCTGTCAAGTCGAAAGCTAGTTGCTCGAACTCGGCCTTGGTCACGAATGGTATTTTTCGCAGCCGCAGGATCACGGCATTACGGCGATCTACCAATGAGCCGAACTGACCGATGCATTCCTCCGGCAGGCCTACCGACCGCTCCCAGTCGGGCAGCAATTGGTCGGTCATCCGAACATCGAATTCTCGGGCAAGCGTCTCGATCTGCTTTTGAATCTCGCGGAACTCGGCGGCGCATGCACTAATCAGCGCATACATGTTTGTGCCTGGCAGACTCTTTGCCTGCCAGGCTCTGCCATCCGGGATTACCGATGCGAGCTGTCGAGTTGCCTGCTCTTGCGTCGGCGCCGAGAATTTAATCATGCGAACGTCACCGCCCCAAGGATCGGGATATTGCCATCTGCCACAGCGATGGCAGCAGTCGGTGTCGACAACGTAAACGATTGCAGGCGATCACCCGTCACGGTATCGCGAGTGCTCTGTATGGCGCCCTGATAACTCGGGGCCGGAATGTCTTCCTCGAATGTCACGCTGTCTTGAAAGAAGGCAATCAGCTGATTGCGAATCGAGGTCTTCATTGTCTCGGTATTTGGCAGGATCGCCGAGAAGTTGAAGTCGATTATCTGCGCAACGGGAGCTAGAACAAATACATCAGCTTCACGCGTGTGCGCTGGCAACCGACCTTTGGTGATAATCGCCGTCTTGGTCTGATCCAGAATGCTTTGCGTCGGAATGATGTTGGCATCATTGTCGCGCAGGATGATGACGACTACTTGGCCGGCAGCAGGGCTGTATGCAGGCGTGCCTGGCGTGCCACTACCAAGCGCGGTTATTGGGCGCTTGACGAAGACGCGGGTATTGCCAGAGATGGTGCGCGCCGCGATCTTGATTTGATCCTCAGTGAATACGCCACTGATGTTTGCCCGACTCTCAATGATTCGGTCGCGATAATCGGTATCGCTTTCAAGATCTGCGCCTCCACCTAGCCCGCTGAATTGCACATATGCCAGCGATGCCAGATTAGGCAGGCCAACATTCAGAATGGCGCCAGCAAGTAAATTGGTATTCGGTCCGGTAGTAACGGCCTCGACATTCAGCGATGCGAAGTTGCTGGCCTCGGTGATCGTGCCGGTTGCCGGAGTAGTCGGCGATCCTGCCACCTGATAGGTGAAAGTGCTCTCCCCTGTGACGGTCACGGTCATCAGGCCGTTATAAGCCGTCTCCACGGCTCCGGAAATCGTCGTCTTCATGCCCGTAGCCAGCCTATGAGGCGATGGCGTAACGGCGGTTGCGGTGGTGCCACTGCGAGTCAGTGACGTCACCAGCAGGCTTACAGCCTCTACGGCGGCCGGAGACAACACGGTGTAAACGACATCATTGGAGCCTGTGAATTGTTGCCCTGCACTGATCACGGTGGCAATCGTGCCATTCAGGCTAACAAGGCCTTGCGCACCAGCAGCTGGGTTGCGCGGCAGATCTTCATAACTGCCCCACTGTTCAAGGAATTCACCCGTAGCGGTTTGCGGAAATAGCTCTTGCTCAAGATCGCGCACGACAAATCCAAGTGCATGAGCCATTGCGCCAGTGCCATCAATAAAGCCGCGAGACCATGAGCCGAAGACGGTCGGATCGATATTTGGCAACTGCCTGCGAAACTCGGCTCGCGCAGTATCAATCAGCTGCTCAAGTGTTGGGTATGACAGAGGCATCCGTCGCTCTCCAAAGGGTCTGATAGCGGCTCACGACGTTTGATGTGTCCGTGATTTGGATAGTAATTAGAAGTGCGCCTTTTGGTGCGCGAGTAACGTCTACCAGTACGCCTAACGCTACACCATCATCGATCATCCACTGGAAGGCATCTTGTGCGGCTAGGCGTGCAATGTTCAGAGTTTCCTGAGTGATGCGTGCCTGATCCAGTATCCAGAGGATTGAGCCGAGTTGTCGCATGGTGGCGGCCGTCATCAGATTGCCAATCCAGCCACGACGATACTGCGGCTCAGACACCAAGGCGGCAGGCGCTCGTGCATCGGTGAATAGCGAAACAGGAATAGCGGTCTCGAATCCGCCAGCAGATGCGAATAGGTTCCCGTCTATGACTAGATCATAGAGTCCGTCGCTATTTGCTCGGATTAGAACATCCTGCATCTGTCGATCTCAATTAGAGTGGAATGAATGCGGCGGCGGTTACCGTGCCGGTGGTCGAGATATTCCCGGCAGCGTCTATGATAACGCCATTCACGCTTACTTGCGTTGCTGTTGCTGTGATATTGCCGGTTACAGTTGCGGTTAGATTTCCTGGTGTCACGACTTCAATGTCGCCATTCTCTTTAAATAGCACATAGGCGCCAGTCAGATAGTTGACCAGAGCTACCTCGCCTTCCTTCAAATCCTTTAGCGGTCGAATCGATGGATGATCAGGCAGGCCAATAGAGTTTGATTCCTGGCCATTCTGCGGAAGCAATAGAACCTGACATCCAGATGGCGGATTATGCACGAGGCCATAAAGGCTAGCTAATTGGATTGGCTGGCCGTCGCGCCCAAGCCATGAAGCCGTACCACTGCGCAGCGCTCCGGAATCATCAGCTGAATCAAGGAATCCATATTTAAGATCGGCCGACATTACAGGAACCCCGCAAATGGATCTTCTTTGCTCTTGCGCTTAGTCTTACGGCTTGGCTTGGCGATTGCGCGATAAGCATCGGCAGGACTGCAGCCAATCGTTGTTTCTGAGCCGGTAGACAAATCGATCTTGGTCGAGATGGCAAACATTAGCAGTTCGCCGCGAGCGCCATTATAGTCATCGAAGACGTCTACAAGGAATCCTGTGTCCCACGGCGAGCCATCATCCTGTGAATCGCCATGCAGGGTGGCCGTATATTGCAGGCCTTTTGCACGCCGAAGGTTTGATTCTTCGTTGGCGCGCTTAGTACATTCGGCTGCCGACATGGCTTGCTCGCCTTTAATCTCAAGGTAGCGAGACGATCTGATTTCTGGATCGAGAGCCGTGCCAGTCACCGAAACCGATGATTTGCTAACTCCCGCGAATGGATCTGCGGCGACATTCTTTTGCGTTCTGACGACATACTTTGCATATCGGGCGCTGATATCTAGATCGAGGCTGGCCGTCTTCACATTGTTCGTGGCGCCATTCTCTTGATGCAGCAACTGGGTCCGCGCCTTCTGGCCTTGAGGCTTGAATATGACCAGATCGCCACTGCCATTAGTGATCAGATAGACCTGGCGCTTGCGGGCAAATGACACAAGGAAGTCCATGCACTTCTGGCCGCTTTCGGCTGCCTGCAATTCGTCGGCGCCAAAATCATCTATGCCGCCAGTGCTGTCGATTACTTTTATGCCGGCTCCCAGCGCCGCAATGATTCGCTCAGCCATCGCCTTGAGACTAATAGGGCCTTTCATTGATTTAGCCGAGTCAGGCACGGAACTATCGATCAGGTCGGCAACCTTATCGCGACCCATGAGAGTTAGCCGATGGCCGCCAAGATCTCCGCTGGCTGTAATCTTGTCGACGAAGCCATTGATAACTGATATCCCATTGATAACGATCTGGACTCGGTCGCCAATGCGCAGTGGATAGGATTGATTGAATGGGTTGCTGCTGGTGATCGAGAATTGCCCGCAGTTGGTATCCAGCGAGCGGTTGAAAG